CAACTTGGCTAGTCCCCAATGAAGGAACTCCAAAAGCAACATTGTTTGGGTCTAATTGAAATATTGACATTATTTTCCTCGTCCAGTTTTCTTCATCATGTTAGTAGCAGTACGGCTACCACGAACAGGCATAGACTTAGGTTTACCAACAGCAACCATGATGGTTACAGGCATACCTTTGGCCTTCTTAGGGGCTTTAGAACTGGTCATTTTTGGGGATTTTCCGTACATGATTTCACCTTACTAGTTTAGTTGCAACAAAAGAAATAATACCGCCAACAACAGAGGCGATAGCCATACCTACAAAAAAACCACCTTTAGACTTGTTAGCCATCTCTAGTAAAGATTTAATGTCTTCACGCAAAGCATGAACTTCTGTCTGTAAAGCCTCAACTTGGGCTTCTAGTTTGCCAAACTCTCGTGGATCAATATCAGACATTTGCTACTTTCTTTGGTCTACCTAGCTTCTTGACAGGAGTAGGAGGTGATAGAACTACTGGTTTTTCAAAGGACTCTTTTTCTTCTCCATCAATTCTGACATATCCTGCATGACCTTTCATGCTGTCAATATCGTGCTGATGAACAAAAGTTACTGTTTGACCGCTTGTTAAACAACGAAATGTAGCCATAAGAATCCTTTGAAAAAGGGGACTATTAGTCCCCCTTTATTAAACTACTGCACGAGCCACAATAAGGTTCAATGTAGTTGATGCTAAGTCCACAGAACCTGCTGTGGGGTTGTAGGTCACGATAGTCACTGTATTAGCGGCTGAAACATAGGCTCTACGAACCAAACCTGCTTCAGATACGCCAATTGACATACCGAGAACCATATCACCCAAAGCAACGCCTGGAACTGTCACTGTGTCTGTAGCGGTAGCAGTAGTTGCTACTGATGCGCTATCTAGAGTACAAGAAACATCCCAAGTGTCTGTAAAAAGACCACGGAACTGGTCGTTGCCCCTACGGGAAACAACTGCTGTTGCTGCTGCCATAATATTTCTCCTAATTAAGTTAAAAAAGTCCCCCCACCACTAGGATGAGGGGCGCAACTGCAATTAGGCTGGAACTGCCAAGGCAAAGGCAGCAGAAGCGTTAGCGGCAGAGCTTGTAGCGTTTGTACGCAAAGCCTTCACACCATAAATGGTATCAGCAGTGAACAATGTACCGAGGTACTCTTGTTTGTACTGAGTCTGTGAACGGATGCCCAACTGCTCAACCAACACCATAGAGTCTTTATGACCCATCAAGCAAATGCGGTCTGTGCCAGAAGAACCAGCGCCAGTATCAGCATTAGAAGATGCAAACACAGCCATGCCGTAGAGCTGACCAATTTCACCATTGCGGATCGCATCGCCGTTGCCAACGAATGCTTGCTCGGTGTAACGAGCCAGACCCATCAAGGTGTTACGGCTTGAAGGTGGGATCAGGAAGAAACGACCATCCATAGGAATGTCGTTGTCGTCCAAACGCTGAATGGTGCGGCGGATAGCAGCATCAGTCAAAGCGGCAGCGTTAGATGATGTGCTGTTGTAAGCAGTAGTACCATCAGAGCCAACAAAGGCTTTGGTAGTAGTGTTGCTAGTAGCATAGTCATCAGTACCAACTGTAGCGCCATTGAAAGCACGACCCAATTGAACCAAGTCTGTGTCGATGCGGCGAGCCAAAGCATAACCAGCGTCTTCTGTGTAGAAAGAACGCAGTGATGTCAGGGCTTGAACTTCAACGATGTCTTCGATCAAACGTGAGTACTCATAGTGCTTGTTGATCAACACTTGAATGTTAGTGTCGCTCTCAGCAATCAAAGTAACTGCATCTGTAGCGGCTTTAGCTGTTGCTGAACCACGAGCAGGGCTAGGGATATTGACTGTGTCACCCTTTTTGCCTTTGAAAGACATCTTCTTGACCAAGTTGGCCAAAACGAGGTTCTTTTTATAGGCGGCAACAATTTCATCACTCCAAATTTCTGGAATGAAGTTAGCTGCGGATGTAGTGGTTACACTATTTGTGGGGGAAAAGGCGGTATTTGCCATAATTAAATCTCCAATAAGTTAAGTTTACTTAACACGACCTTCTGAATACGCTTGCATGATTTCATCTGAAAGCGCCTCATAACGAGTCGGGTCTTGCATTTTCAGCCGAATAAGGTCAGCCCTACGATAAACCCTCTTTGATGATTCCCCAGAACCACCTACATCAACCCCAACTGCTTTCAAATTCTGCTTACGAGTTGCTTCACCAGCAGTACTCATTTGCTTTTGTTTGACAGAGCGAAGTTCTTTGTAAGTAGATAACAGTTCATTGGCTGAATCATAGTCAAATTCTGCATCAGCACGTTTGAACAAGTCAATGCGTACAGGGCTAGATTTAACCCAATTTGCAAAGTCCTCATTTTTAGCAATATCGCCAAAATCAGGATGTTCTTGCGCTAACTTTTGCTGAATTTGCGCCCTTTTCATCTCTAGCATGGCTTGCCTTGCCGCAATGATGTCAGGGTGACTATCAACAGTCTTTTGAACTGCCATCTGTGGATTCTCAAAGAAATCTACTTCAGGCTCAACATCTCTAGTTTGCTGCTGTTGTTGTTTAACAGTGAGGTTCTGCCTAATGAGTTCATCAGCGAGCTTTCGGACTTCTCCGACCTCTTGTGCTTGTTTACCAATGAGCTTCTCAGCCTCTTGGTGCATTCGCACTACCTCGTCCAGACTTTTATCCCTGTATTTCTCAGGGAGTTCGGGCTTGGCTTGTTGCTCTACCGCTTCTAGTTCATTTGGCTCTTCATCAATCAGCATACTTTTTCCTTTTTCCTGCCGTTCTCGGTTGTAGGAGATTCAACTCGGCATAATTGCTTATGAGTTGAGTTTCTGCTCAGACTTCAACTTGTCAACATGGCTTTTCCCAAATTTGGCATATGCCGATGGAAAAGAACCAGACCATCCTTCAAGTCGAAATGCTGGCGCAGATAGTAAACGTGTTGCATTTGCACCACACTCACACATTAGACCCGTTGCCTCATAATCAACGAATCTTTCTGTCTTGTGTCCGTTTTCACAGACGTAATCATAAAATTTCTTCATATGCTCTTTCGCTGATCTCTTTAAGATTTTTCAGCCAAGAAAGAATAGAAAGTTCACCTTTTTTGAATTGTAGGTCTTTCTCACTATCTATTACAGAGATATTATTCAAAGTTGCTATTATTTTGTCAATATCTTCGATTAAATCTTTCCATCCCTCGGTTGACATCATCTCAAACCGAGCTTCATAGTACTTTTGCAGTTCAGGTGTCATGCGTCAGTCGCACCTTCAAACTCAGGCTTTTGCTTGATGATTGCATACAGGGCTGCTCGGTCTGCACCCGCTACATAGTCATCACCTGAAATCTGTACTTTACCTGCTGACAATGGTTGTTTACCTGCGTCACGGGCTTCCTTGCTTGCGTAGCCGTAAAAGGTTACTTCTGTTCCACGACCTTTGAAGTCTTCTTGGACAGCACCAATATTCCAATAGTGGCAATCTACGCCGAAGTCACTTGGGATTGCTTTAATTAGAGCCATGTTTGATAATTCCTTTTTAAAAAGTTAACCGATAACAGCGAGTCTACGGGTTGTTCCACCGCTGTCTTTGATTTCAATGTAGCCTGTGATGGCTGCGTCAGCGGAGGCTGTGCGAGTACCAAAACGTACCATACCTGTTCCCTTTGGTGTTAGGGCTAGGTCTATGTTTGTGTCGCCACCTGCTGCTGATAAAACAGGCCCAGAGCCAGCAACTGCGCCAGCCATTTGTAAGTAATTAACGCCAGAACTTGTGTTATTTAACTGCAAAGCGGTAACAGTACCGTTGCAACTAAATATCATTGAACCGCCACCTTTAGCGTAAATATTTAAACCAACAGATGAGTCACTACCTTGTGCGCTAATGGTTGGTCGTGCCGTTGTAGCCGCCCCCGTTACTTGTACATAGTTAACAGCAGAGGCTGTGTGGGATACACGGAGTTGTTGAGTTTCATTAGTACTATTGGTGTTGAACTGTATATTTCCAGTTCCGTTAGATGCTACGTTAAGTGCAGCATTTGTTGGACCTTGAGCAATAATAGAAGAGTAGCCGTTATTGTTTTGAATCTGAACAAAACCAGTATTGCTTGTTCCAACAGAAACATCACGCAGACGCAAAGCAGGTACGGTATTGGTTGCGCTTGCCGCTGTGTGGAAATCAAGTGCTTGTGTACCAGTAGCACCTAATGCACGAATAATTGTTCCTGCCCCCACAGTCGCATAAGCCGCCGCACCACTACCACCGCCACCAGAGAAACTTACTGTTGGTTGTTCAACGTAGCCTGAACCTGCGTTGGTGATAACAAAACCGGCAGATGACAAGCCCCATGTGGTGACGTTGAATGTTGCACCTGAACCTGTTCCACCAGTAACACTAATTGGATTGGTAGTCAAAACTGAATAAACACCAGCAACAGAAACAGTAACTGCGGTAATAACACCAGAACTTACTGTTGAAACCGTGAGTTGGGCCTGAGTTGTAAACGTGCCGCCAGACACCGTTAAAATATCGCCCGCTGTGTATCCAGTTCCACCGCCAACAATAGACACGGTGGAAATAAACATTCCAAAATCGGCAACGGCTTGAACACCGCCAGCAGTAGTTGGGGCTGAAATAACCATTGTTGGTTTGCTGGTGTAGCCTGTGCCGTTAGCAGTCCTCGTCAACGCAGTAACAGTACCACCATTAGAGATATTCACCCCTGAACTGCCAGCGGCTAGGTCAATGGCTCCTGTTCCTTTGGAGTCAATAACAAATGCAATATTTGAATCACTACCAAGTGCTTTTACCTCAACAGCCTTGGTACTTGCTGAACCCTGTGTTTGAAAGTAGTTTGCTGAACCGCCACCGCCAATCAACGTAGTAAACGTACCAGCCGCAGGGGTTGTGCCACCTATGACTGTGTTGTTGATCGTTCCACCAGTGATGTCAGCAATTGCTGTATTGGTAGACATAGTACTAATGACTTTAATCTTTTCAGCTAAATCACTAGCAACTACTTCACCAACATTGATCTCTCTTCCAGTAGACAAAGTGATAATCAATGAACCATCAAAGTCAATCTTTGCATCAGTTACAGATACACCATCTGCACCATCTTGTCCATTCTGACCATCTTTGCCATCACGACCATCTCTGCCATTAACACCATCTCGACCAGGCGCTCCATCAAGACCTCTGTCTCCTTTGTCACCTTTTTCAGGAACAATAGACTTTGCAATCTCTAGTTGGTCATTGACCTTCTTTTCCATCACCTTGATGGCTTCGACAATCAACTCAACATTGTCATTAACGGCTTGTTCCTCATTGTTTCGCATCGCAATGAGAGTTTCTTCCATCTGATTGATGGCGGCTAGTTTTTCATCAAAAGACGAATCTCCCGACTCAATGCTTTGGATTAACTCTTTGATACTAGCCATTTCTTAATCCATCTGTAAGTTTAGTCAAGAAGTCTTGTTTTACCTTGTTTTGGGCATTAAGTTTATCTGCCATCTGCAATTCAACAATCTTAGACTTGTTCTTAATGTCAGCTTCTTTGAGCATTAGGTCAGCAATCTTAACCCGTTTATCAAACTCCTTAGAGGCTAAATCAGCATCATTTGGAAGATTCTTGGTGTTTGCTGCCATGCTCTTAGCTTGAAGTTCCATAGGCATTAACTGTGTTTCAGTCAACAACTTCTGAGCTTCAGCACGATTTTGCTCTGCTTGAGTAGTCTGAACAGCAATTTGAGCCTGTGCCGCTTGCATAGCCAACTGAGCCTGTGCTTGTTGCATCTGCTGTGCTTGTGGATCAGGCTTGCTCATCTCATCCAACATCTGAATCAACTCATATCTATTAGACAGAGAAGAATTAGCCATGATTCCCTTGAGAATCACAGGCAAAACAGGTGTATTAGGGCCAAGTGTCTGGAGTAAGGAAATGAACTGTTGTTGTTCATGCTCACGAGCAATAATACCCAAAGCCGCAGTCGGTATGAACTTCATGTCAACAGTAGGATAACGCTCTGGGTCGAACTGCATATAGCGGAAAGCCGCCTTATTGATGAACGGAATCAAGAAATCTTCTTGGAAGTTCACCAATGTACGCTTGTATTTCTTGATAATCGAGGCAACAGCCATCGAAATACCACCCTGATTCGCATCCCTAGACACATTGGACACCATTCCTTGTGAGTCTAGTGTTCCAGTAGCCTGAAGTAGCATTCTCTCGAACTCTTTGGCAGTAGTAATGTTCCCAGAATCGGTATTTCCAAACTTGAATGGGAACAAAATCTCTGATGGATTGCCGTTTGTCAGGATTGCCTTGCCTGGCTTTACCTCAAACTTAGCACCTCTAGGCAGTCTAGTGGCATCCATAGCCATCATAGGGCTTGTGGTGAGTGCCAGAGAGTCCAAATGTGAACGAATCTGTGCGTCAATAGCCTTCTGAGAGTTATAAGCCTTCTCTACAGTACCACGACCCAACAAACGATTAGGGACTGTATCGTCTTGATAAGCCAGAATTGGCCTATCTTTCATCATGTAAGGGTTCTTTTCTGCTTTGAGAAGCACATTGTCATTAGCAATAACAACAATAGCCTCTACCAGATCGGAATACTCGTCTTGAACAGAGTCTTCAGGGAACAAATCTTCAACTTCTGACTCATCCTCAAGTTGGTCAAGATACTCTCGTGGAACTAAGCCATAGTACGTTAATAGCTTAACTTTGTCGTCTTGGTATTGGCTAACTTCTTGAGTAGGCTCTAAATCAGAGTCTTCAGAATCAGTACCAACCTCTACCTTGCGATAGATGCCTTCTTCTTGGCCTCTAACAATCTTGTGGATAGAGACATACTTCTCAATAGCCACACCCATACAGTCTTCAATAGAAGTCCCATTGGGGTCAAACAAGAAGTTCTTAGGGTTAACAGGAACAATCTTGACTGCAATCCTGTCCTTCTCAATCACACCAATAGCGGCTTGACCGACTTGACCAGGTATTGCCTGAGTAGCAGGAACAAAGATCTTCTCTGTTTTAACAATGACTTCACCAATGCCAGTACCATAGATTTCAGCCATCAACTCAATCTGGTCAATGGACTTGCGAATCTTGTCTATCTTGAAGTCTTCCATCAGTTGAGCCTTGATAGCGGCTACATCCAATGGATTGTTGTTTACATCACGAATATCGTCTTGAATGTCAAAGAACTCACCTTGACCAAAGATGGCCTCAATGATCTCTGCATGACGGGTTTCTACAGCCTGTTGGGTAGCGGGAGTGACAATTCGGCTTCTCTCGGAATCACGGGTTTTATCTTCAGCAGCCCATTCACCAGTAAAGATGCGTTCATATTCCAACCAGTCATCCAGATAGTTGGTATTGCGATAGTCTCTCCAACGATCACAATGATTTACAACAAACGCTACTAGTTCTTTATCAGATTCTGTTGGCTCTTGAAATTCCATGATCTTACCTTGTTGTGTCGGCAAATGGGTCGCTATAAGCGGGATTTACAGGTGTTGCTATACGGGGATTATCTACGACTTTTGCAATTTCAGGTCTAAAAATACCAAGTTGATCACCAGCAACTGTTCCTTCGTAGTGTTGTTTAAATGCTTTTTCAGCAAATTTTGGAGAAAAATATAATCCATCAATGCCTTTTTTTAGTAAATCTTGTGTTGCTTTGTTGGCTAGTTGATATTGGCTTTCAAAATTCACATATTCATCATAGGCAGATTTTTGATAATTGATCCAATCATCAACAGACATTTCATATCTTTGTGCAGCATCAGAAATATTTTTCACATCTGGATCTATTTTTTTAAACTCATTAAGTCTAGATGCTAAAAAATCTTCAAATGTTCCTTGCCTAACTTGCTCTGCATATTTTCTCTCGCCTAAATTATCTACCCATAAAGCATTTCTAAGCTCTTTTCCATCTTTGTATCCAACAGATTTAGCTATTTTGTCAAACTGTCTTGGAGAGTCAATAACTTTTACTTTTGCATCTTTTGCCAATTGCATTGCAACTCGATCGTTATAAGACATAGCTCTTCCCGCTTCTGCTTTTGCAGTATCAAGCCACCAACTTCCTTCAGGTGCAAAGTAAACAGTATTTGGGCCTAACTCAGAATACTCGTATGTTCTTTTCCCAACATTAGGATTAAATTCACCAGATTGACGAATTGCTTTAGCGCCTTCTTTACTTGTACCGTGATACCATTCAAGCGGTAACGGAGTAGGACGCATACTCTGTATTACTTCAGGTAAAGATTTTGCACCCTTTATGAGTCCTCCTATCAAAGGCGCAACACCAAGTGCTGTGTTGGCAGCAAATCCTAGCTCTGCGGCCCGTCTAGCAGGTTGTGTGTTTTGACTAAGTACACTCATTCCTAATTGATCTGGACTTGTTCCAAGCAAACCTTGCGTAAAGCCGTAGGTTCTTGGGTCTGGCAATGTTTCGGCAGAACGCTGTTGTGCAAGTTGTCTAGCACGAATAGCTTGTCTCGCAATATTGGGATTACCTATATATGGGCCAAATAAACCATCTGCCATTTTTAGACTCCACTAATAATATCCACAGGCTGCCAATCATCGGTATCGTCTTCCTCAAAGTATGAGGTAACGGCGAGCTGGTCTATATAACTAAGCGCATCACAATTATGCACCAGTATTCCGTTCGCATAATAACAATGTGCACCCTCAATTGTCAAATTGTAAACGCTTTGCCTTTGCTTCAGGGGTATAGTAGTCTGGATATTTTTTTCTCCACGCAGTAGCAGAACATTTACCAGAGCAGTAATAGACCTTTGTTGTTTTGCGAGATTGAAACTCCTTTTTACATTCTTGGCAAGTGTGCATAACAAAACCTCTATTTTCCCAAGCGGCTTTGGCGGTTTTACTGTGCCACTCAAGTCCTTCTGGTGAGCCATGCCACTCTGAGGCTTTTTCCCTAGCTTTGTCCAAATGAGCAAGTTGTTCAGGACGTTTTGCGTTCCGACTTCTATCTTCTTTGTGTTCCGCAAAGTGAGTTTTTGACGTAAGACATTCCAAATTTGAGATGTCATTGTTGAGAAAGTTCCCATCTTTGTGGTGAATATGGTGTCCTTTTGGTATTTCTCCGTTATGAAATTCCCAGATATGGCGGTGCAATAAGCCACCTCCACCCTTGGTGAAGTACCTTTGATGAGCCAATTTTTTAGATTCTGGATAGCGGTTGTACTTGTATCCGTTAAAGTAAATAGACTCTTTGACAATGCCAACTTTACTTGGAAAACCCATGATGAAACTCCTGTGTATTGATACACAAGTATATCGTCATTATTGATATTTTGCAAGTTAATCCATCCACGTTTCGTCATAATTGGATGGTTGCCAGTACCTACAAGTTTGCCACGCAAAGAATAAACCTCTGCGTTTGCATTGGTCATTGACTGGGCAATAACTTTTCTTGGGCCTTCTGGTGTATCAACAAGGTCTCCAACTTTAAGTTTGGCAATACTTGTTAGTCCATTAGGTGTCGAGATTTGAGTGTTAGCAACAAAACACAAATCATCGTGAACCCCCTGAGCGGGAAACATTAGAAGTTGGTCAACAAACTCATCCCAATTCTCTTCTGAATTGAGCGTGATTCTGCCATGTTCAAACCTTCCTTGCAATGCCCAGATAATTCTATCTGCTTTTTTCCTATTCCCATGCGTTAAATCAACAATATGGGCATAGATGTTACTTTTCCTCATCAAGTCGCTCAAATAGGGCAAAACAGCGTTCTTTAACGCCCCCCTCTCAATCCCAATACTAAGTGGTCTGTAATCCCGAATAGCCATCAAGATGTTCACAGCAGTCGTTCTAATATCCCACCTTCCGTGAATAATCTTGTCAACAAACCACTTACCATCCTCTGTGACATAAACCACACAGATAGCAGACTCATCCAACCGCTTCTTGGCATTACCCGCTTGTTTGGCAACCTCCTCAAACCCCGCTAAGTCAACAGAGATAAAATATGACCCCTTATTCGGTCTTTCCCCATATTTAATCCATTCTTCCTTGAAAACATCACTCCCCGCATTGGAGAACGATGCCATGTACTCTTGTTTAAAAGCAAAGGTACTCAAGGTCTTCTTGGCACTCTCTATCTCTGTAGGGTCGATCAAAGGGTTATCAGCAGTCGTAAAGTGCCAACTCTTCCAATCAGAATCCTCACCACTCTCCCCCAACTTGAAGGTATCGTGAAACCAGTTCCTACCCTTTGGCGTGCCAATAAACAACGCTCTACCCTTCTTGTCAGACAAAGAAGCCCGAATAACCTGTTCCCAAGCCTCTGGCTTAATATCCGCTACCTCGTCTAACACCGCATAGGTCAAAGACACACCACGCAAGGTATCAGGTCTATCAGCCCCACGAACATAAATCCTAGCCCCGTTTATCAGGGTAATGTCTAGATTATTTACATGGCTACTCTGTATAACCTCTCTACCAAGGTCTAACAACAAGTCCCAGATAATCTGTCTTGACTGACCCATCGTAGGACTCACATACAATACAGCAGAGCCTTGTGGACACTTCAATCCCTCTATCAGTAAGGTAACTGCCGCCATCCGTGACTTACCGCACCTACGCCCAGCAGCCACCACCTTGAATCTAGTCTGGTCTTTAAACACTTCTTGTTGCCAAGGAAGCAAGCTAAAATTAAGGTCTGCCATACTTGTCCTCTACATCTATAGGTTGTTCATCAATAACAGTAGGCTCTTCACCTAACCCAGTGATATTGATGGTCACAGCACTCCTCTGACTCTTATCCTTCTCAAACATACTAACAGGAAGAGTCCTGTCTAAACACATCTTCAAAGCCACCAATTGATGCGGATGCTCGTCATTCAACGCTATCTCTATCACCTTCTGAGCAACATCCTTACCCCCACTCCTGATCATCAACTCCTTCAACTCCTTGAGCCTCTGGTGATCAGTCTTAGGCAGTATTGCAGGAGGATTGTCAGCAAACCTCTGTATCGTCATCTTGACGCTCCCCTTTGGTCTACCACGACCTCTTTTTAATTTCGCTTCCATTTGTCCTCCTTGGATGGAATCCATTTTCACTTTTTCGGTATAGGGGGTGTACCACAAATTTCTACCACCCATCACCACCCCCTCCCCCCCCCATCATTCCCCAAACCACATCAACACAGTACTGTCTATCCATACAGCATAGGGTTTACCCTTAGTGCAAAGGTTATGCGGTTTTTGCATAAAGTTGGGAGAGGGATTGCGGCTGCTTTATCGGGGTACTTGGATAATTCTTTGTTGGTCATTGTCTTACCCGTTCCCTCTATCTTCCCTTGTGTCATTCCCTATTGATTCATCTTCATTGGGGCTGTCTGTTGTTCCGCATCCAATATTTAAAATACTCAATGGCATATCAGGCCGAAACCCTTTGTTATGCGCCTCGCTGTAAAGGTCTAATACGTTCTCAAACCCACGGCATAAATTACCCTTACCAGCAGCCAACAACACCATTCTTTGAGGGTCTGATAGTGTTCTTTGGAAGTATCGGGTTTGAGGGTTTGAGGGTCTGCCCATAGAGTCACTTTAAATAATTTAAATAAATTGTACTTTATTAGGGTTTGTCCTAATAGTTTTTTGTTTTTTTGTTGCTACT